ATCAACTCAGGAAGAATCAGAGCAGTAAACTCAAAGATTCGTGGTGGCGAAGTTGCTCACACAGGCATCATTCCATTCCTAAAGAAGTTTGAAGCAACCGTAAGATGTTGCACACAAAATGGTGTGCGTGGCGGCAGTGCAACCGTACACTTTCCTTTTTGGCATTTAGAAATCGAAGACATACTTGTACTTAAGAACAACAAGGGAACAGAAGACAATCGTGTACGCAAGCTAGACTATTCAATTCAACTTAACAAAACAATGTACGAAAGATTACTAAACGATCAAGACATTACTTTGTTTTCTCCGCAGGATGTACCAGGATTGTATGAAGCGTACTTTGGTGATCCTGATGCGTTCAAAGAAATGTATGAAATGTATGAACGCAAGACCAGCATCCGCAAAAAGAAAATACCTGCAATGGAATTGTTTAGCGACTTAATCAAAGAACGTGCCGAAACAGGTCGTATTTACATTATGAATGTTGATCATGCTAATAGTCACAGCAGTTTTAAAGACACGGTTTACATGAGTAACCTTTGTCAAGAAATAACATTGCCTACAAAGCCACTACAGCATATTGACGATCCTGATGGTGAAATAGCTCTTTGTATTTTAAGTGCAATCAACGTTGGTGTAATTAAGGAACTAGATGACCTAGAGGAATTGTGTGACCTAGCTGTTCGTGCCTTAGAGGAAATTATCGATTACCAACGTTATCCTATTTTGGCAGCTGAAAAATCAACAAAAGCTCGTCGTAGCTTGGGTATTGGTTACATTGGTCTTGCACATTATCTTGCAAAAAACAAAGTTCAATATAGTGATCCACAAGCATGGAAACTGGTGCACGATCTTACCGAAGCATTCCAATACTATCTATTAAAAGCCAGCAACAATTTAGCGCAGGAACGTGGTGCTTGTGAGTACTTTGATCGCACTAAATATAGTGACGGCATCCTTCCAATTGATACTTACAAGAAAGATGTTGATAGTGTAGTGGAGAATAAACTAAACTATGATTGGGATAGTTTACGCAATGATATCAAACAATACGGGTTACGACATAGCACGTTGTCCGCACAGATGCCATCGGAGAGCAGTTCTGTTGTGTCAAACGCAACAAACGGAATCGAACCGCCACGTGGCTACCTGTCCGTTAAGAAGTCGAAAAAAGGGCCTCTTAAGCAGATTGTTCCGCAGTATCAAACACTAAAGAATCACTACACATTGTTATGGGACATGCCAAGCAATGAAGGTTATATCAATGTTGTTGCAGTAATGCAAAAATTCTTTGATCAAGCTATTAGTGGTAACTGGAGTTACAATCCAACACATTTTGATGATAACGAAGTGCCAATGAGTCAAATGATAAACGATTTGCTTATGACTTACAAATTAGGTTGGAAAACATCTTATTATCAGAACACTTATGATTACAAAACTGATCCAAGTGAACTAGAAGATGAAAAACCACAGGTAGAATTACAAACATCAGAGCTCAATGGTAGCGAAGATGAAATGTGTGAAGCTTGCGCTATATAAATAAAACACTTGACATACAGCCCTAATGGGCTGTATACTTCTCTATACAGACACAAAAAAGGAAATATTATGTCGAAGACCGTTTTTAATCAAGAAAAAGTTGACTTTACAAAACAAAACATGTTCTTTGGCGAAGACCAAAACACGCAGCGTTATGACACATTTCGCTTTCCTGTCTTCGACAAATTAAACCAAACCATGCTTGGATATTTTTGGCGTCCAGAGGAAGTAAGTTTACAAAAAGATCGTGCAGACTTTGCAAACTTCCGTCCGGAACAAAAACATATTTTTACTGCTAATTTAAAATATCAAACACTGCTGGATAGCGTACAAGGACGTGGTCCTTGTTTAGCATTCTTACCACATGTAAGTTTGCCTGAACTAGAAGGCTGCATTGTTACATGGGACTTCTTTGAAACTATTCACAGCCGCAGTTACACACACATTATGAAAAACGTATATGCTGACCCTGCAGAAGTGTTTGACACTATTCTAGATGACGAGAAGATTATTGCTCGTGCAACAAGTGTTACTAAACACTATGATGCATTTACAGAAGCAGCTGATGCTTACACACACCGTGGTGAAGGCTCAATGCGTGATGTTAAGAAGAAAATGTATCTTGCAATGATGACGGTAAACATTTTAGAAGGACTACGTTTTTATGTGTCATTTGCTTGCACATTTGGTTTTGGAGAACTAAAGCTGATGGAAGGTAGTGCTAAGATTATTAGTCTTATCGCTAGGGACGAAGCACAGCATTTAGCACTTAGTACACACGTATTAAAACTTTGGGCTCAAGGCAAAGACGATCCTGAAATGGCTAAGATTGCAAAAGAGTGTGAAGAAGATGTTTATGCATTATGGCGTGAATGTGTTGCTGAAGAAAAGGACTGGGCAGAGTATCTGTTCAAAGATGGATCTATGATTGGTTTGAATACTACATTACTTTCTCAGTATGTAGAATACATTGCAAATCGTAGACTAAAAGCTCTTGGATTAAATGCTATTTTTGATCAGCCAGTAAACACAAACCCACTACCGTGGACTACACACTGGTTGTCAAGTTCAGGCTTACAAGTTGCTCCACAAGAAACAGAAGTTGAAAGCTATATTATCGGCGGCATCAAACAAGACGTTGATAAAAACAAGTTGAAAGGATTTAGTCTATGATACATATTTGGGGAAAGCCTGCATGTCCATCATGCATAAAAGCAAAAGCATTATGTGAAAAATACGGATACCAATACGAATATTTGGAAATGGGTAAGGACTTTACTAGAGAAGCAGTGCTTACAGAATTTCCAGAAGCACGTACATTTCCACAGATTGTAGTAGGCGGACAAAAAGTTGGCGGCTATGAACAATTTTTAAAATATGTTGAAGAAACAGGCTACACTGGTACAGGGTACTCTTTATGATAATCGAAACACCTTACAAAGCTAATGATACCGTAACACTAAAAACCAGTGCAGGAGAAGAGATTGTCGCACGATTTATCGAGCAAGATGCAAATAGTATTACAATTACCAAACCACTTGCACTAATGGCATCTCAACAAGGAGTTGGTTTAGGACCTTGGGTATTTACAACTGATCCACAAGGAAAAATTAAACTAAATATTAGTAACGTGTTATTTGTTGCAAAGACTGAAGAAAGTATGGCAAAACAATATGTTACAAGTGTAAGCGGTATTGCAATGATTTAAGGAGATAAAATGCCAGGTGTTACTAGGGCAAATGTAGATAGGCATATAGGACATGCTCGTCCTACTATTTACGGTCCTGGACCAGACGGTCCTGTTGTTATATCACCCGGCGCTCCTTTCCACCAAACAAATTACAAAGCAGGACAAACAACGGTATATGCAAACAATAATCCTGTTATTAGGTTAACGGATACAACAGAATGTGGTGATCCTGCTAGTGAAGGAAGTCCTAATGTGTTTGCCGAAAATAAAGCAGTACATCGTATCGGAGATGGCACTCAAGGTCATACTTACCACGTAAGACCAAACAGATGGGTGCCTAACCGTAGTGAAAGCGGAAGCGGAGATGTATTTGCAAATGGCGAGTAACACAACAAAAAAATTAGTAATTGATAATGTTTTTCCAAGAGTGGAACGTATTGTTGATGTTCCAATCTTTGAACCTAATCCTGATGTAGAAAATTTACTTACACTAGCAGCGCAAGAAACTAATCCTGATCTAAAAAACGCTTTATTAGAAAAAGCATATGCATTGACTGCTCCTGTAGAATTAGAAACTAGCGATTTGTATTCATATGTATTAGAAGGCTATATTGAGCAACCTAGAATTGAAGGCAATCGACTAGTTAGTTATGTAGGTGCAGTTACTTTAGATGAACTAGACGACCTTGATCCTTAATCAAATAAATACGTTATCAACGAGGATAATAACGTATGGCAATCATCTTAAGACAAGATAAAGGTTCAGCACTTACATTTGAAGAACTAGACGACAATTTTAGAGCAGTTGCACCTAAAACCAGTGACACTGGACAGCTTATAATGCCTGCAGGAACTAGTGCGCAAAGAGATCCAGATCCTGTACTTGGCAGTTTACGTTATAACACATCGTTAAATGTTTTAGAAATTTATACGGTTGGTACATGGGCTCCTGTAATCAGCGGCGGATCAGGAGTTGATGCGGTCATTGGAGGTAATCTAAATGTAGGCGGAGATTTTCTTGTAGAAAGTAACGCAGAGTTTGATTTAGGGTTAACCGTAAATACAGATAGAGTTGTTATTGATTCTAATGGTAATACAACTATAGAAGGAACACTTGATGTTACTGGTGCAACAACTCTCAGCACATTAGAAGTCACAGGTGATAGCACATTTACAGGACAAATATCTGCTTCTACATTTGATACAACTGATAGTAGTGCTATTACTTTTATACCTGAAGTAGTTACCAATAGCAATTTAACCGTCGAAAGTTCTTTGGTTGTTGGGCAAGATTTAGATGTTACTGGTACGGCAGAAATATCTAACATTGTTGCAGGTCGAACTACCGTTAACGGATCATTTAGAGTTAATGGCAGCGGCGTTATCACTGGCGACCTAGTACTAGGAGGTGATATCACAATTGGTGGTAACACAAATACAGGTGATGCTGACACTGATAGTATTACAATTAGAGCAGACATTGCAAGCAATTTAATTCCTGATATTACAGATACCTATGATCTTGGAACTAACACCAAACGTTGGAAAGAAGGATTTTTTGATGTAAATGTAAGTATTAATGATTATGTATTTCCAACATCAGATGGAACCCTTAATCAAATTATTAAAACAAATGGGTCTGGTCAATTATTCTTTGATGACATGGATACATTTGGCGGAAACAGAGTTTATGTCAGTGCTGCTAAAGGTAACGATGCAAACGATGGTATCACTGCACCTGTTGCAAGTGTTAAACGTGCCGCTCAAATTGCATCCGAACTAGCATATCAACCAACTACACTAGATGCCACTATTGAATTAGAAACAGCAGCTTTACGTAATGCAAAAGAGTCTATTGCTGACGACACTATTACATATATTAATACTACATATCCTACTTTAATATATGATACTGCAAAATGTCGTAGAGATGTTCAAGAGATTATTGATAGTGCAATTTATGATTTACGTTTTGGCGGAAATAGTCGTAGTGTAACAGCAGGTGAATATTACTATGACGGTACTGGCACATTATACATTACGGGTCAAGTGTCAGAAACTATAGATGCAATTAATTACGCAAAAAGTCTTGCTATAACCTATTTAACAGGTACAAGAGCTACTGCAATTGGTGCAAGTTTTGATATTGTAACAAGTATTATCACTGACATTGCAAATGCTCCTGCAAAAGTGTATGGCAATTATACCACTACACAAATTACAATTATGGTTGCATCAGGTGATTATATTGAACAAAACCCAATTCTATTAGGCGATGATATTTCAATTGTAGGCGATAACTTACGTCGAGTTATACTACGTCCTGCTAATCCAAATATAGACATGTTCCGTGTAAGAAATAGTTCCTACATGACAGGTATAGTTTTCCGTGACGGTTTAAGTGCAGGCGTTCCTGATTATACTTTCCGATACGCAATTAGTTTTGATAACGTTGCAGATACAAGCACAAGTCGAGCAGGATACATTAATCTTCCAGTTGCTAGACCTAAGATATTTACATCACCTTACATTCAAAACTCATCTGTAATTTCATTCTTAGGTGGTAACGGTGTTGAAATTGACGGTAACTTGATTGATACGCCAAACACACCTCCTAATAACATTGAAGCAGAAAACCCTGTAAGTCTTGTAGATGGTATACCTGAGCAAGGTAAGTCAATGGTAGCAAATGCATTCACTATACTTAGTTTTGGCGGTAATGCTTGGAGAGTAATTAACGATGCATATGCTCAAATTGTTAGTTGCTTTGTTATTTTTACAGAAAACGGTTGTCTTACTCAAAACGGCGGCTATCTTAGTATTACTAACTCAGCAAGTAACTTTGGCTTGTTTGCTCTACGTTCAACTGGTTATTCACCAAATAGTTTTGAGTTTGATAGAGGTTGGATTTATGGCAATGGTATCTTTGATGGAACACAAACACTTAAAGTTGCAAATTTTAAACGTCCGCCTTTAGAGCATTTTGTTTTACGTATACGCAATCCTAGCAATACTGATATAACTGATACCTATAACAATGATGGTACATTTGGATACACAGCAAGCATTAGCGGATCACAATTAACAAGTATTAATAGCAGCACCATTACCTTTGCAAGTGCTCATAATTTTTCCAACGGTGATGTTGTAGCTTATGATGCAAATGGTAATACAGAAATTGTAGGATTGTTGAATGAATGTGAATATTTTGTAAGTGTAGGAAGTTCTACAGAAATTACATTATTTCACGATGAGGATAGAGAAAAACCTGTAAGAGCACTAGACGGTAGTGTGTCAAGCGGCACTCATAATTTCAAAAAAGGTTATGAACAATTTTTTATTAATGAAATTGTAAGCACACACAACGAATACCAAGACATTTTTGTGACACAAGGTTCATATAGCTATAGTATAGGACAAGTAATTGAAGGCTTAAACGGATCAAGTGTAATTAGTGCAGTAATTGTTGACTATGAATCATTAGCTGATGTTCCAAACTTGCGAGACAGATTTACGGTTAGTATAGAATTAGTACAAGAAGGTAGTAACCAAGTTAGAAATAAATTTGCACCAGGTTCTAGTATTATTGCAGGAGAAATTGCCGGTGGTGCGGTAAGCGTAGCAGCAGTGCAAGATAGAGGAGATCTTTATAGCACAGAATTTACTATCAAAAGCACTATTGGTAGTAATACTTTAGGTGCAATTGCAAGCACAAGTTTGCAACAAGCATATTTGCATCGTCCTAGTATTTGTAACTCTTCTGCACACACTTGGGAATATGCAGGATCGGGTACTGATTACAATGCGTTACCACAAAACGGTGGTCAAACAGATCAATTTTTTCAACAAGTTAGCACACTTCCTGGTCGTGTTTATACTAGTGGTACAAACGAACTAGGCGATTTTTTAGTTGGTGATTTTGTTAAAGCATTTAACAGAACAGGTAATATCGAATTTGTTAACCAAGTTAGTATTGGTGAATTAGATACACTTGCTCTAAGTTTAAGTAGTGGTGTTACGGTTAACGAAATCAGTATTGATATTGAACTAGGTGATAACGAAGTAGGCGGTCCTAGTCATAGCAGATTAGTAACACAATTAGCAGCAAGAAGTTTCTTAGATAATAGACTTGGTGCATTTATTGATCAAAACCTAAGCAGCAATAGTATTCCTAATGCAGTAGTGCAATTAAACAGCCAAGGACAAATTAACAGCGATCTAATTCCACCGCAAAGCAACTTTACAAGTTATAGAGTGAACGGTTATAATTCTAGACTGCAATTGCATGAAGATATTCCTGTTAATGATTTGAAAGCAGGTGACATTGTTATTGAACAATATGATCAAATTGCTTTAACATTGAGCGGAACCGTGACCGTTGGGGTGAATGAAACAATTACACAGGCTAACACTGGTGCTACTGGTGTGCTTAAACAGGCTGTCTCTGGGTCAAACCAAATTTATTTAATTGAGCAATTTAGTGGAACTTTCAGTACAAATGTTGCAGATACTTTAAGTGCAAGTGTAACAGGGGCGTTGGGAGTATATCCAACTATTGTAGCAGGTCCTGACGAAGTCAATGACAATTACTTCATTACAACCAGTAGAGATACACAATACTTAATTTTGGATCCAACTGGTTCTTATGTTTTTACAAATCTAATTGCAGCTCAAACAAAACTAAAGGGTGCAACTAGTGGTGCAGTATGTACAATACAATCATACACAACAGGTGTGCTAACAGCAGTTGATATTGTAAATGATGTTCCTGGCGGCAGTGGATATAGTTTACCAGGCACATATACAGACGTGACTCTTACAAATATTTCAGGATCAGGTGTTGGTGCTAAAGCCGATATTACTATTGCAGGCGGACAAGTTACAAGTTTTGATTTAAAAAGAGGCGGTAGTGGTTATACAACAAGTGACGTATTAAGTTTTAATGATGCTAGTGTTGGCGGACGTATAGGAGGCACTGCATTTGAAATTGATGTTACAGACGTAGAAAATAGATTAGACATTGTACTAGATCAAACAGCAGGATTAGAGTTTGGTAGTACAACAAGTAACATTGATTTTATTATTGATGATAATGCAGTAACACAAAACATTGGCAATGCCGCAGCAACATTAACACAAACATTTGATGCAGCAGATATAGGCACAGGCGGAGATGTAGATTATTCAACAAGCAGGATTACTATACTCTCACACGGGAGATTAGACGGAGATCCTGTGGTTTATAGTAGTGGTGCAAACGTTGTTATTGGTAACACTACCAATTTCCAAACTTATTTTGTAAAACGTATCGATGCTAACACTATTGAACTTTACACAGACTATGTCCTAACACCTATAAACAAAGTAAACTTTTCAAGTTCAAGTACAGGCAATCATAGTTTAACCGTACAAAATGTCAACGTTGATATTAATAAATTCTATTACTTTGGACATGGATATAGCACAGGCGATGCTTTAAAAGTCACAGGATCAAATTTACCAACTGGATTAGATGATCAAGGTTTTTATTTTGTTGGTGGTGTAACAACCAATAGTTTTACCTTACATGAGGGTAGAGGTAGTGCATTAGACAGCGTAAATGGTTTGATTGTATCTGCTGTTGATATAACAACAACAGGCACTGGTGCTATAAATTTCCAAAAACAAAACGTGTTTATTATTGGCGATGCAAACACAAGTGGACAAGATGAAGCTAACTGGAGCAGTTTAAGTAATGTAACAATAGATGCAGACAATATTATCAGTGGTATAATAGATACAAGTAGATTAGGTACAGGCAGTGCAAATAACAACACGTTCTTGAGAGGTGATAGTACATTTGCCGTAGCAGTGCAAGGAATAAAAAACACCGTTGATACAGATCCAATTACGCTAACAAGTGCTAATAGTTATACTGACGTTGCTAGTGAAACGGTACACTATGGTGTAGTTGATATCAAAGTAGAGCTTGCATCACTTGGCGGTGCAAGTGCAACAGGAAGTGAAACTCTAGGCGTAGCAGCGTTCTTTTATGATCATTTTACTATTGATGCAAATGGACTTGTAAAAGTTAGAGGCACTGCCCAAGGTGGTACGGTTGATGCAGATACGGTTGATGGCATTGAAGCAAGCCAGTTTTTAAGATCAGATGCAAACGATTCAGCAAGCGGTGTTATATCTCTAACAAACAATACAAGTTCAACAAGCTCAGGTACAGGGGCATTGGTTGTAACTGGTGGTGTGGGCATAGGTGAAAACTTGCATGTTCAAGGTAATCTAACGGTAAACGGAACAACTACAACCGTTAATAGCACTACGGTTACAATAGATGATCCTATCTTTACATTAGGAGGAGATACTGCTCCTGCAAGTGATGATGGTTTAGACAGGGGTATTGAGTATAGATGGTATGATGCAGGAGCTCTTACACCAGGAGCAAGAGTTGGATTCTTTGGTGTTGATCAAAGTGCAACTACATTTACTTTTATTCCTAATGCTACAAATTCTAGTGAAGTGTTTTCAGGAGATCCTGGTCCTGCGGTTTTCTCAGAATTAACAGCAGATACATTACAAAGTTTGACAACTAATGGAAATTTAGAACTTATTGCAAATGGAACAGGTGTTGTTGAAGTCAATGATACATTACAAGTTGATGGTATTACTAATATTACCACAGGCGGATTAAATGTTGATAACATCAGTTCTTATAGCGCAAATACACCATTAACACTAACCGGCGACGGCACAGGTAGAGTTATTATAAGTGATACAGCAGAAATTACAGGAACATTGTATTTAGAAAACCAAGATAGTTTAGCATTTGAAGATGGTAAACACTGGATTACATACAATGATGCTCAGGGCAATTTCAATATAAGAATTGGACACAAGTCTAACTCTAGCGTACAGGAAGAAGCAACAGAAGCAGGGTTTATATTCCACGATGAATGGAGCCAAAGCAGCGGCTGGAGACAATTTAACATCAGTAGTGTTACTATGGCAGTTGGCAATTACATTGGGCAAGATATATCTAGTCCTGCAGACGGTGTTAGTGATTTTAATTGGCACACACAAATTTATTATGATGCTAATCAAGTTCAACTTAGTTATCAAGGCAACGTTAAATTAGAAACATATACAGACGGTATTGAAGTACAAAATAGTATTACAAGCAGAACAGCTAACACCAATTTAACTTTATCTGCCAACGGCACAGGTGTTGTTGAAATTGATGATACACTTCAAGTTGATGGTATAACAAATATTACAACTGGTGGATTAAATGTTGATAGTATAAGCTCTTATACAGCTGATACTAATTTATCATTGAGTGCAGATGGCGACGGTGTGGTTGTAATTAACGATAGAACTGATATTACAACAGGTGGATTAAATGTTGACAGCATCAGTTCTTATACTGCTAATACTAATTTAACATTGAGTGCAGACGGTACAGGTGTAGTAGAAATCAATGATAATGCTCAAATCAATGGCACATTATTCTTCAACACAACAACAAATGCAGCAATAAGTTTTGAAGGTACAAACGACAATTTTGAAACCAGTCTAAGTTTCACCGATCCAACAGCAGATAGGACAATCGTTGTACCAAATGCAGACGGTGTACTTGTTTTAGATCAAGATATTGCTAGATCTTTAGGAGCAGTGCCTGCTTATGGTAGTGCAACCGAAGACAACGTGCAATGGGATGCTACACAACAGGCAATAAAACTTTATAGTAGTACTGATAATAGTATTGGTTTGGCATTTCCTGCATTTGAAGTAAATGCTCTAGGCACACAGAGTTTAACTCCTATCAGGATTTCCATTGCTATCAAAGGAGATGTAGCAAGTACAACTGGATTATATCTTCGCATACAAGAATTAGATGCAGCATTGACAGCTGGCAAAACACACGTTTCAAACGGCGCAGGTACATCATCATCACTGGTACAAGAAGACACAAGACAAATATCAACTTGGACAGAAAATGCCGCAGTGCCAACAAACTGGACAACATATACATTTAATTATACTCCTACTGATACTGCTCAATGGGCCAGTATAATTGTTCTTAATTGGACAGGGCACGGTACTAATGCCATATGGGTCCAACCACCACAAATAAATCAAGATATTGGAGATAACCCTTTTTTCGAGACAATAAAACTAGAAGCGCCTGTTTCGACTTATGGTCAAAATACAATCCTAAGGTCGGGCGATAACGCTTATCTTAGTAACCTTGTATTTACTTTGCCATCAGAAAGTAGTGGTACTTTGGTTCATTATGACAGCAATGGTAGAGTAAAAATTGAAGATGATGGAAATAATCAACCTAGTATCACATTAAAAAATAATTATCCTGATACTTTCCCTCCAGGAGACGGTGCTGAATTTATAATTGAGAGAACAGACATAAACGGCGGCGGCGGCAATATTGGCAATGTAAAATGGAGGACCACTAACGAAAATGATATAATGGCTGATTATATTAAGATAGCCGGTAATCAAGTGGACCACACTGCAAGCACCGAAGACGCAGATTTAAGATTTTGGGTTATGAGGGCCGGAAGCCTTACAAATATGCTGTCTATTAATGATTTCGAGTCGCAATGTATAACACTGGAAAGTGATACTCGTTTAAGATGGAGAGGACCTTCTAGTTCCACTAACTTTGTTGAATTATATCCTACTAATGGATTAACAGCTAATAGGGTTATAATCATACCTGATGCAGCCGGTACTATGGCACTAACCAGTGATATACCAGGCTCAAATGATAGTCCAACATTTAATGGGTTGACTCTGTCAAGTCAAACTCAAGGTAATCCTATTCTTAGAATTGAAAATACCAATAACGATGCGGTTGGACCTGAAATTAATATTGGAAAAACCACTACAAATGAAGGAGATGGCGACGACTTAGGAGCAATCAATTTCTTTGGTAAGAGTTCTAATAATTTAGAGTATGCATTTGCCAAAATTGAAGCAACTGCAATTGATGTAAGCAGTACGTCACACGATGGACAATTAGATTTTCAAGTTATGAGTGACAACGTAATGGGAGATACTAGGTTTACTATTAGAGGCCAAGGTACTTCCGCTCTTGAAGATGCTGCAATAAATCTTCCAGACAATGCTCCGTTTAATTTCACGTCACAAACTGGCGGTTATGTTATGAACATTAAACGCACCTTTCGTGATCAACCTAATAATGGTGCAGTCCTAGCCTTACAACTTGAAGAAGATACAGGTCCTGAAGACGATCCATGGATTGATTTTATAAACTACTCAGCGGCAACAGGTGATAATGCCGTTGATCCTAGCCAAAATATATTTGGTAGTATAGGTACGATAAGTTCAGCTCAAGGGATACATATATGGGGACATGAGAATGTTAAACTCACTGCTGGTACTACCCAAGATATGCCTAGTTATGTTACCAATGCCGGCGGCGGCATAAGAATTGAGCCAAGTAACATATACTTTTATAGTAGTGTTTTAGGACCTGGTAACGGTCTTAACCCAGACAATGGTATAAGTATTGGTAGTAGTACAGATAGGTTTAACACTATATGGGCAACAACCTTTAACGGTGAAGCTACCAGTGCATTATATGCTGACCTTGCTGAAAAGTATTTGGTGGATGAAAAATACGAGAATGGTACCGTAATAGCAGTTGGAGGTAGTGCAGAAGTAACAGCCGCAGATACTGATAATGCTCATAGTGTTATTGGAGTTGTATCTACTGCTCCTGGCTTTATCATGAACGAAGGCTTAGAAGATGGTATTGCAATTGCACTTAAAGGTAGAGTGCCTGTAAAAATTGTAGGCAGTGTAAAACAAGGTGATAGACTTGCTCCAAGTAATGTTAAAGGATATGCAGAAGCAAACAATGATAGAAACGCATGGAGTTTTGCAATTGCATTACACGATAGCAACAATAATACCGTAGAAGCTGTAATTTTATAATTGACAAGCAATCAAAACCAAGTTATAATAACACATAATGAAAAGGCTAAGAAAGGCACACAATGGAAAAAATTATACTTACAGATTGCGATGGCGTTTTACTTAATTGGGAATATGCATTTAATGTATGGATTCAAAGTCATGGTTATAAAATGGTTGAAGGTGGTGCAAACTACTACGACATGGGCAAACGTTATGGTTTAAGTAAAGAAAAAGCAAAAGAAAAGTGTAAAATCTTCAACGAAAGTGCTGCAATAGGGTTTCTTCCAAGTTTACGTGATTCTATGTATTATGTTAAGCGACTACACGAAGAACATGGTTACACATTCCACTGCATTACAAGTCTTAGCCTAGATCCTAGTGCAGGCAAATTGCGTAAAATGAATCTTGAAAAAATGTTTGGTCCTACAGCATTTACAAAACTAGTTTGTTTAGACACAGGTGCTGACAAAGACGAGTTCTTAGATGAACATTATGCTGACACTGGCTATTATTGGATCGAAGATAAAATGGAAAATGCAATTGCAGGACTTAACCTAGGACTGCAACCTATTCTTATTGAACACGGTCATAATATGAATGATAGTGTTCCAGTAGGTATGAAAAAAGTCGTTAAGTGGAAAGAAATATACGAATATATTATTAGTAATGAGTGAATTACATGATGCTATAAAGGTAGCCTTTGCAACCTATGTAAAGGAATCTGAAAATTTTGAGCAACACGGCGTAAAAGTCAGTGCTGTTCGTGCTAGACAAGCATTAAATGATCTCAAACAACTTATACCTGAAAGAAGAAAAGAAATACAAGAAAAGAAGCTCAAGACATGATGGAATATAAATTTGATGATACTATTGTTTATATTTGTGAAGACACAGCAAGAGCATTAGTTTATCTACCAACACAAGAAAACCAAACAGAAATTATAGATTGGCTGGATAAGAGCAACTTTACCTGTGCAGGTGTACATACTACAAATGAAGATGTTGCACAAACTTTCTCATACTATTTTAATTGTCCTGTATCAAATATTGAAAAAGATATAAAAGATATCGAGACTAGTTTCACTTGATGTTAGCGCCTAACTTGTAACATTTTTGTAAATACATTATGTTAAAAGATCTAAAAGAAGAATACAGATTGTTTTACATGGTCAAGGGCCACCTTGACGCTTCCCCCGAAACCGTAATAGATTGTGCAAATGGATATTTCAAACGCCTATGGGCTGATGGCTCCAATGGCGCTCCACTATACGAATACGATGACCAGTTTGAACTAGCATGGAGAAACAAACACAATGGTATCCCGTCAAATAGCAAATCTTAGCCAAGATGATTTATCATATCTAGAAAAACTACTAGGTAGAGAGTTTGCAAGTATTAACGAACGCAAACAACAATTCAAAACAAAAAATGGCTGGTGCCCAGAAGAAGCAAATACTAAAAAATTATTGCGTCTTATGAATGCAGTTTCATCACAAAAAAGGTTGACAAATATACCCAAGTGGTAGTATAGATATTGTATGCATATAGAAGAACGTGACAACAAATATCTTGTGGTAGATGACAACAACAAGATCCTGTTGATAACACAAAGCAAAAATATTGCTAAAAACTTCTTGACAAAGCACTCCGAGTAGTGTATAAATATACTTGTTAGCGTTGAAGCAACGTGGACACATACTGGACTGCGGGGCGGTACCGCACTGCTCCACCATAAACACATGAGAGTAGATGCACCTACTTTCCTGTGCATAGGACAAGGACCGAAAGTCACAAGTCGTGTGTTTATGATGGGGCAGAAATTAGGATCGACAGGTGTGAAAGTGAAGTGGAGTTAACCGGATGACTGCGTTATTGGTCAACATTCACAATTGCAAATGACAATCGTGCGCCAGAGATGGCATTAGCAGCCTAAGGGTATGTGGGGGTGGGTACTACCTAGCAACAGAAGTGCCACTGCTACAATTTTACACACCCTCGTAAGGTTGACTTTATAAAGTTTACCTGCTATATATTATTATACACAGGAGACACAGATGCTAAAATATTTTCTAAAACTATTCACTACAGAAACACTTCCAAATGGTGTATTACACAGAGCCTATACTACAAAGTATGAGGATCTATGTCAATGAGCGAAATTTTTACAGCAATAAGCATACTGGCAATTATTATCATAGGTTTTTATATAATTGCAGTAACGGAAATCAATAAATGAAGTGGCTTATTGTATTTGTTATGTTGGAAGCAGAACCTTTTGCAATAAAGACTCTGCCGTTTGAAACACAAAACGAATGCAAAGCCTATATAAATGATCCTGCTAACAGCGATAGACTTGCCATAGAAGTTATTGATGTGGCAGGATTTAACGATACTATACTAGATGTGGCTTGTATGCCAGCAAATAAAATAACGAGGGAAATATTGAATGAAACCGAACAAGAAGTTTGAGTTATCAGTTAAAGATTTAGAATTAATTGAGTCGGCTCTTTTTAATGCACAGACAAAAGCGGATCAAACAGGCAAGCGAGAAGTACAAGAACTTTTAGGACGATTACACAACCAAAAGAATTGGTATCGTCCAAAAAAAGGAACTTATGTTGGTGGATAGTGTTGCACAAAAAGCACAGATGTTAGTTTTTGCTTTCATTTTTTGCAAATGCAGCATAATTCAACATAAATAAACATGCGAAAGGGCAAGTTCGATGCTTGCCCTTTGCTTTATGAAAACACATAATAAAGAAGGAAAAATATTATGCGCAAGGTATTTACCATTTTAGCAGCAACCATGTTCGCAGGCGCGGCATTTGCTGATACAGAAAATCCTGTTGTACCAACACCAGTACTATCAGGTGAAGTTTCATTAGACTTTGCTGAAACAGCAAACGACAAGTGGGGCGGAACAATGGGTCTAGACTTAGGTGTAGACGTGTCAGGTCTAGCAAACATTGATCTAGACTTTAGTGCAACTGACGGAAACGCAGTAACACTAGACAACTGGACCGTTGGTACAGAAGTAGGCGGCGTTGGCGTTGCACTAGGTGACGACAATGGTGTATTTGTCGGAGCAGAAGGTGAGCAAACACTAGCAGCACCAGCAATGACAGAGTCAGTAAAAGTAACCGTCGGCGATGCAGCAGTGGCAGTTGGTTTTACTGATTGGACAGCAGACATCACAGATATCAGCAACATCCAAGGTGCTTACACACTAGGTGACGTTGCAGGTCTAGCAGTAACAGCAAGCGGTGACTACAACTTAGACAGCGAAAACATTGTTGTTGGTGCAGCAGCATCAGGTCTAGAACTAGGCGTTGCTTCACTAGGCGGTACCGTAACTTATGACACAGATGCAGAACTATTTGCATTTGAAGGTGTTGCAAACGTAATGGGCATCACAGCATATGCAAACGGTGACCAAGATGACACATTCCAAAACGTAGGTGGCGAGTACACATACAACATTGGTGGTGCAGCATTGACAGCAGGTGCAAACTACAATGTAGACACAGAAGACTTTACTCCAACAGCAGGACTATCGTTCAACTTCTAAACAAACGGGACAGGCTATATGCCGTTCG